GCTTAATATATGAAAGAGACTAGCAGGAGTAAGTTTACAAGGAGATGGGGAGACATCAAGGATGAACGCTCAACTTACTTTGGTCACTGGGAAGAGTTAAGCGAATATATCCTCCCAAGGCGTGGCAGATTCCTAGCATCTAAACGTAATGATGGCTCGAAGAAGAATAGCAAGATAATAGACTCAACTGCAACTATGGCAATAAGAACATTGTCAGCAGGAATGATGAGCGGTATTACTTCACCTGCTAGACCTTGGTTTAGATTAGCAACGCCAAATCCAGAGATGATGGAGGTTGACGAAATCAAGACTTGGATGTATCACGTTGAGAGAGGCATGATGGATATATTCTCTCGCTCCAATCTTTATAACTCATTACAAACAATGTATGAAGAGATGGGTGTCTTTGGTACTGCTGCAATGTTGGTAGAAGAGGACCATGACCAAGTCATTCGTTGTTATCCATTTACTGCTGGTGAATATGGTTTAGCACTTAGTGATCGTTTAAATGTTGATACCTTTTATCGTGAATTCCAGCTAACTGTAGCTCAGACCTGCAAGATGTTTGGACATGAGAATTGTTCTGAAGAAGTACAAGGGATGCATAAGAATGGACAGCTTGATAAATGGCTAGATATTATCCATGCCATTGAGCCTAATGTAGACCGAGACTACAAAATGAAAGACAACAAGAATATGCCTTATCGTAGTGTGTATTTTGAGAAGGGCGGTAGGGTAGATAATTACCTTTCAGACTCTGGTTATGAAGAGTTCCCAATCATGGCACCAAGATGGCACGTTACAGGAGTTGACATCTATGGACGTTCTCCAGCTATGGATGTACTTGGAGATGTTAAAGCTCTCCAGATTGAGCAAAAGCGTAAAGCTCAAGGTATTGACAAAATGGTTAATCCACCAATGCAGGCACCGTCATCTTTAAGAGGTCAACCAGCAACAGTTATTGCAGGTGGGGTGACTTATGTAGATACCATGCAGGGAGCTCAGTCTGGCTTTAGACCAACCTATGAGGTTAATCCAAGGTTAGCTGAGCTACAACAAGACATACAAGAGACTCAGGGTCGTATTCAACAAGGCTTCTACTCTGACCTATTCCAAATGTTAACTATGTCCAATAGAAGACAGATAACAGCTAGAGAGATAGACGAAAGGCATGAAGAGAAGTTATTGATGCTTGGTCCAGTCCTTGAAAGATTGCATTCTGAATTGTTAGATCCATTGATTGATAGAACATTTAATATCATGGTGCGTAATAACTTAGTGCCAGAACCACCAGAAGCTCTGTCAGGGATGGAGCTAAAGGTTGAATATATCTCGGTTATGGCTCAAGCACAAAGAGCAATCGGTACTGGAGCTATTGAAAGGTTAGCTGGATTTGTTGGCAATATGGCAGCAGCCAAACCAGACGTATTAGATAAGCTTGATGCTGACCAGTCGGTAGATGAATACGCTGAAATGTTAGGCGTGCCTCCTAAGATTGTTGTTAGTGACGATAACGTACAAAAAATAAGACAAGAGCGTCAGGAGATGATTCAACAACAACAAATGATGGAACAAGCCCAGCAAGGAGCTCAAGTAGCTAATCAAGGAGCTCAGGCAGCCAAAGTATTGTCCGAGGCTGATAGTGAGGGTAACAATGTTCTTAGTAATATATTGGGTGGTATGGGATGAATAATTCTGTAACGAAAGGTAACTTGCACATTTTATGAGATAGTACTTCTATGAAAAAAGAATACAACGCATCTAATGAGCAAGAAGTGAAAAACGCTACACTCAAAGAAAAAAATAGGCGTGACACTGAGCTAGATGATCTACGCCAACTGCTTAAAACGAAGTGGGGGCGTAGGCTTGTCTGGAGAGTTTTAGAGAAAGCAGGAATACATAGAACTAGCTTTACTGGTAATAGCACAACCTTCTTTAATGAAGGACAAAGGAATATTGGACTATGGCTAGAAAGTGAGGTAACGGATGCAGATACTAATGGGTATTTGCAAATGATAAAAGAAAATAATAAAGGAGAACAAAATGCCTGAAGAATCAGACACTTTGCTGACACAGACTAACACCGATGCGGATGAAGTCGTTGACCAGCAGGCAGAGAACTCGAATCAAGAGGTGGTTGAAGAACCGTCAACTGAGGAAAGTATAGCTGCAAGCGAAGATCAAGAATCAAATGAGGATACACAAGAGGCGGGTGCCCCTGAAGAGTATCAAAACTTTGATACCCCTGAAAGCTTTGCTGTAAATGAAGAAGTCCTAGGTGATTATCAGTTATGGGCTAAAGAAAACAACCTAACCCAAGATCAAGCTCAGGCGGGCATTGATATGGTCAGTAAGATGCGTGAAGCAGAAATGACACAATGGGTTGAGCAGCAGAAAGCTTGGGTTGAACAAGCGAAAAGCGATAAAGAATATGGTGGGGAGAATTTCGATAAGAATATCTCAACAGCAGTGAAAGCTCGTGACTCGTTTGGCACAAGTGAATTTAGCGAGATGCTTGATTATTCTGGTTTGGGCAACCATCCTGAAATGATTAGGTTTCTTAACAGAGTGGGTAAGGCTATCTCTGAGGATAAGGTCATTGTTAGCGGTGCTAACGCTGGTCAGAAGACTCGTGAGAATGTTTTATACCCGTCAATGAAACAATAATAAAAGGAGTAAATAATGGCAACATTATCAACAACTAATCCTACTCTGGCTGATGTGGCTAAGAGGCAGGACCCTGATGGTAAGATCGACACTATTGTCGAGTTACTAGCAGAAACAAACGAGGTCTTAGATGATATGACTTTCCTTGAAGGAAATCTACCAACTGGACATCGCACAACAATCCGTTCAGGATTACCAAGTTCAACTTGGCGTAAACTGAACTATGGTGTACAGCCATCCAAGAGTACAACTGTTCAGGTGACTGATACAGCAGGTATGCTTGAGGCTTACGCTGAAGTGGATAAGGCTTTGGCTGATCTTAATGGTAACAGTGCTTCATTCAGGTTATCTGAAGACCGTGCTTTCCTTGAATCAATGAACCAAACAATGGCAACAACATTGTTCTATGGTGATACTGGTACTGACCCAGAGAAGTTTATGGGTCTAGCTCCACGCTATAGCTCAACATCTGCTGAGTCTGGTGACAATATCATTGTCGGTGGTGGTTCAGGAGCTGATAACACTTCCATCTGGTTAGTGGTATGGGGTCCAAACACGGTTCATGGTATCTATCCTAAAGGTTCACAAGCTGGTCTGAAACATCAAGACCTTGGTGAAGTGACTTTAGAGGATGCAGCATCAGGTAAATATCAAGGTTACCGTACTCACTATAAGTGGGATATTGGTTTAACTTTGAGAGACTGGCGTTATGTGGTTCGTATCCCTAATATCGATGTATCAAACTTAACTAAAGATGCCTCTTCGGGTGCTGACTTAGTTGATCTAATGGTACAGGCAGTAGAGAAAGTTCCAAACCTAGGATTAGGTCGTGCGACATTCTATGGTAACCGTACTGTCTCATCAATTTTGCGTAGGCAAATCACTAATGCTAACAATGTTCGTATCGGTATGGACGAAGTTGCTGGTAAGCGTGTTATGACTTTTGATGGAATTCCATTCAGACGTAATGATGCAATCACAAATGCCGAAGCTGTTGTAAGCTAAGGATTATTTAAGGAGAAAACAATATGATAATTGACTACAATCTTCAATTTTCTGATGCTCAGGCTTTAACGGTTGATGCAGCTTCTACTAATATTATTGATCTGGGTTCAGATCGTGATATTGGTGTAGGCGAGGAAATGAAAGTCGCTTTGAACTTTGACGTTGCTATGGGAGGCTCTTCGCCAACTCTATCTGTCCTAGTTCAAACAGATGATAACTCTTCATTCAGTTCTGCTACAACAGTTCTAACATCTCGCTCTATTGCAGCTGCTGCTATTGGCGATACGTTAGTTCTGGGGTTACCAGATACGAATGAGCGTTATGTACGTCTGTACTACGATGTTGGGGGTACAAGCCCAACAATGACTGTAAGTGCGTCAGTTGTTAAGGATGCTCAACAGTGGCAGTCTTACCCTAACGCTTAAAAAGTAACACAGTTCGTCTCTCCCCACGGTAGCAATATCGTGGGGTTTTATAGGAATTAATATGGCAAGTGAAGTAGACATTTGTAATTTGGCTCTCTCTCATGTAGGTGCGAGTGCCACAATATCATCATTAACTGAGCAGTCAGAAGAAGCATTTCACTGTAATCTTTTATATGCTGATATAAGAGACTCAGTATTAATCTCTCACCCTTGGAACTTTAGTACTAGACATATAGCTTTGTCTGATGTCGGCAGCCCTCCAGATACATGGGCTTATAGATACTCATATCCAAACGATTGTCTCTACGCTAGAGAGATACTACAGACTGACAAAACTGCTGACCCAATTAAATTTGAGATAGCTCTGGCAGATGCTTATAACGCTAAAGTTATATTGACAGATCAAGAGACAGCAAGCCTAATTTATACCTACAAAGTAACTAATACATTGGTCTTTAGTCCGATGTTTATTAACGCTATATCTTGGCGTTTGGCAGCAGAGATTGCGATGCCATTAACTAGAGATGAAAAACGCATGGATATGGCTTTTCAAATGTTTAATAGGGCTATTAGTGAAGCCAAAACATTTAACTCTAATGAATCATATAGCGATATTAACCGAGAAGCAGAATGGATAACTGGACGTAGTTAATGCCAACTAGCACTATTCAACCTTCATTCACTGGCGGAGAGCTGGCTCCCTCACTACACGCAAGGGTTGACTTGGCTAAGTATGCTGTTGGTTTAAAGACTTGCAGGAATTTTGTGGTTCAGGCTCATGGTGGTGTTAGTAATAGAGCTGGTACGAAGTTTATCTGTGAGACTAAAGATTCAACTAAGACTACCAGACTTATCCCTTTTGAATTTAATACCGAACAGACCTATGTGTTGGAGTTTGGTGACCTTATTATGAGGGTTATTAAGGATGGCGGTCAGGTAGAATCAAGTGGTTCTCCAGTAGAGATTACTACCCCTTATGCTCATACTGAATTAGCTAATTTAAAGTTTACTCAGTCAGCAGATGTGATGACTTTGTGTCACCCCTCACACCCACCTAAAGAACTAAAAAGAACCTCCCATACAGCTTGGACATTAACTAGTGTTAGTTTTGGTTCAACTATGACGGTGCCAACTGGAGTTAGTGTTTCTAGACAGAACTATGACTCAGGTGTTGATGACACTTCTTATTCATATGTCGTGACCAGTGTAGATACTTCTACTGGAGATGAATCTACTCAGTCAAGTGTAGGCAGCGTAACTAATAATGCCTTATCCGACACTACAACTAATACGGTAACTTGGTCAACTGTTTCAGGTGCAGACTCCTACAATGTATATAAATTAACTGGCGGTGTGTATGGCTTTATTGGTAGATCTACTTCAACTACATTTGTCGATGACAATATCCTTGCCGAAGCTGAAGACTCTCCACCCACAGATAGAACAATATTTAATGGTACCGATGACTATCCAGCAACGGTAACCTATCATCAACAAAGATTAGCCTTTGCTCAATCAAACAATGATCCACAAAAAGTCTGGATGTCACAGATTGGTAATTACCACAACTTTAATATATCTGAGCCATTAAAAGATGATGACGCAGTAACCTTTACTATTGCCTCCTCTCAAGTTAACGAGGTCAGACATTTAGTAGCACTCTCAGATTTAGTAATACTTACTTCTGGTGGTGAGTGGTTAATGGTAGCTAGTGATGGTAAGGTGGTAACTCCTTCAAGTATTGCAGTTAAACCGCAGGGCTATCGTGGTATCTCTGAGGTACCTCCACTGGTAATTGGTAACACTATTATTTATGTTCAATCTAAGGGCTCAATTGTTCGTGATTTGGCTTATGCTTTGGACTCAGACTCATACACTGGTAATGACCTAACGGTATTATCAAACCATCTCTTTGCAGGTAAGAATATTAAAGAGTGGACCTTTGCTCAGGCACCACACTCTGTTGTTTGGACAGTGCTAGATGATGGCTCAGTGGCAGCCCTTACTTATTTAAGGGAGCACGAGGTTTGGGGTTGGTCAAGGCACGACACTGATGGTACTTTCGAGTCTACTTGTTCGGTAGCAGAGGGCAGCGAAGATGCTACCTATTTTGTAGTTAATAGAACTATTAATGGAACAACGAAGAGATATATAGAGAGATTACAATCTAGAGTCTTTACTGATGTGGCAGATGCCTTCTTTGTTGATTCAGGTTTGTCTTATGATGGCACCCATACAGGGTCAGTATCAATGACCTTATCTGGGGGCAGCTCTTGGACTCATACTGAAGATTTAACTCTGACTGCTAGTAGTGCTACATTTAGTTCTGGCGATGTGGGTAACACTATAGTAATTACCATTGGCAGTGATACTTTGGTGTGTACTATAAATGCATACACTTCCACCACTGTGGTAACTGTAAAAGCTGGTCGAGATGTACCTACAGGATTTAGAGCTGTTGCTAGTACTTCATGGGCTAAAGGAGTTGACGAGCTTTCAGGGTTATCGCACTTGGAAGCTAAAACAGTATCGATTCTGGCTGATGGTAATGTTGAAGCTCAACAGGTAGTATCCTCTGGAGCAATAACTATATCTAACCCAGCCACCAAGATTCATGTTGGTTTACCGATTCAGTCAGACATTGAAACCTTAAACCTTGAATTAGGACAGTCTACCACTCAAGGCAAAACTAAATCAGTTGCTGCGGTCACTTTACGGGTGGAATCTTCTAGGGGTGGCAAGATAGGACCAGACGCAGATAGACTTACAGAATTTAAACAAAGGGCGTATGAGCCTTATGGCACATCCACCTCACTAAAGAGTGGTGATATTAGGGTCGCTATAGCCTCTAAATGGTCTACCTCTGGCTCTATATTTTATAGGCAGGATGACCCCTTACCAATGACATTATTAGCGGTAATACCAGAGGTGGCAATTGGCAATTGATGTAGTCATGCGAGATGTAGAAGAGCAGGATATTAAAGACTTGCATAACAATCTGCGTGAGGCAGATAAGCAAGAACTTCTTGCCACAACTTCACTAAACCTTTATGACGTAATTAAGGATTCAGTTGAGCTATCAACTTATGCTCAGGCAGCTACATTTAATGATGAGCTGGTGTGTTTGTGGGGTGTCTGTCCGATCTCAATGATTAGTAGGAAAGGTTCACCTTGGATGTTATCAACAAGCGTGATTGAGAAATACCCTTTAGCGTTTCTAAAACGATGTAAGCCAGTAATAGAGAAGTTTACCGATAACTATAACTATTTAGAGAACCATGTTGATGTAAGAAATACAGTCGCAATACATTGGCTCAAATGGTTAGGTTTTAAGTTTGATGAACCTAAGCCTTGGGGTATTAAAGGTTTTGACTTTCAAAGATTTACAATGGAGAAGAATAATGTGTAGTCC